TCATTACCAATCGCTTGACGAACAGCTTTGTTATATAGCTCGACAAAATTCTCAAACTTAGCCCATGCATCAATCGTTGAATAACGCAAAGCCACATCAGAATCAGTTTTCTTTAATGCATAACCTTCATCATTAAGATCTACAAGGTTTTTTGCTTGTCGCTCACCAGAACCGCTAGTGTCAGTTCGACCAGACACATTACCCGATAGACCTAAAAAGACCTTTTCACCAGCAATTTCAGAAACAGGGATCACATTGATTAAAGGCAAAAACCAGTTTGCATCAACAATGATTTTTTCATTTAATGTTTGAGCGATACTTGGTGTTGCTGAATATTTTTTACCAACTTCACCGTTGTAAGCTTTAGCTGTAAAGATATGTAAATCATCGATTTTCTTTTGCGCATTAGCGCTTAATTCTTGTCCCATTTTATTGGTCCCTAATTAATGTTGGATTGGTTTTAAACGTATTCGTCTAAATTGTCAGCGTCGCCAGTATGTTCACCAGCCGGTGTTCCCGGTTGCTCTTGCAGTGCAGCGTTGAATTGTGTGGTTAGTGATGTAAGCGACTCATTTAATGTGTTGAATTGCTCAACACTGATAACGCTTTCGCTTGAATCATCGTTTTCAAGCTTGCTTTCTAGTGCTGCAAATCGTGTATCAAACGCAGCTAGTTGATCGGCTAAAACTGAAAATTGATCTGATTTGTCTGAACCATCATCAGCTGAAGGTTTTGCCGGTTTTAATTCCTTGAATTGTTGCGTTAAGGCATCCAACTGGCTTTTCATTGATTCCAGTAATTGTTTATCCATATCGTCCTCGTTGGTATTTTTGGAAAAAAGAGCTGCGATACGAGCAAGTAAACGTTTGTCGTCGCTTTGTGTATCGTCGTTAAAATTAAATTCGGTGGATGCGGCATATAACAAGGTGTCGTCATTGCCAAAAGCAGAAAAGCGGATTTCATCAGTGCCAGCCGACGCCGGGTTATCTGTAGCCGCGCAGCCTGTTAAATAAAATTCGTTAGTGTCACGAAAGTCAGGCTTTAACTCCATGCTAGTGAACAGCTTTTGACCGCTGTTGTTGTATTCTCGGTAGTAGTCATTAGGTGCGATGATGGCAAACAAGTCGATGCCGCCTTCATCATTAGCAGCGGTGCGTAATTCTTCAATTAAGCCCAAGTTATAACCGCGTGTATGTTCAGACCACATCATCGCCGTATAGAGTGATTTAGCGTAATTTGCTGCCACTTGTTCTAGCCATTCAGGTTGAATGGTTCGGCCATCAACAGTTGGCCCACTTCGACCGATACACTTCCATTCTGTTTTTAACTTATGCGCCATCTATATATTCACCCTTTGTTTGGTGTTTTCTATCAAGTTCAGGCAAAGTTTAGGCGTTAAAAACGCTCAATTCAACGGTTTTGGTTTGTGGCGATTCCTAGACGTTAAATGTAGGAATATCAAGGGATTATATAAGGTTAAAACTCCACTTTTTACGCCTAAAATAGGGTGAAACTTAAAAATGGATCGCTATGCCAAGATATTCCGCCGAAATTAAAGCAACAGCCAAGCAGCTTTTTATAAAAGGCTGGTCTATTACTGAAATCAGTAAAGATACAGGCGTAAATGAACGCACTTTATATAATTGGAGTGTTGCCGGTGATTGGCAGCAATTTGCAGCCCCGGACACAGTAGAACAAGGTATAACCCGACGCTTTATTGCTTTAGTGGAAAAGGACAATAAAACACCGGCAGAACTCGAAGAAATGGCCAAATTGAGCCAGATACTAGGTGATTTAAGGATTAACCTAGCCAAAGCCGACAAGCTACAAGCCGAAGCCGTGGCAATCAGTAAGGGAAAGTTTATACCTCCAGACCTATTGGATGATATTGATATCAAAGGTCAAGACCTAACCTCCAGACCTAAGAAAAAAAGCAGTAGAAGAAACAAAGTTAAAAATGATATTTCTGGCTTAACACAAGAACAATTCGATGAGTTTAGAAATGCCCATTTCTTTGAATATCAATTGTTATGGCATGAAAGAAAACGCGATCCATTAACTTGTCGAAATCGATTTATTCTTAAATCACGACAAATAGGGGCCACTTACTATTTTGCTTATGAAGCCTTTGAAGATGCTGTTTTAACCGGCGATAACCAAATATTCTTGTCCGCTTCACGCGACCAAGCCGAAGTGTTCAAAGCCTACATTATCGCTATTGCCCAACAACACTTTGATATTGAACTCAAAGGCCAAGGCGTGATCATCTTGTCCAATGGTGCTGAGATTCGCTTTTTATCGACCAATAGCCGCACCGCCCAGTCATATCACGGCCATTTATATGTTGATGAAGCATTTTGGATACCTGACTTTAAAAAATTATGGAAAGTCGCATCAGGCATGTCAGCCCATAAGAAATGGCGGCGAACAATATTTTCCACTCCATCAGCTACGTCACACCAAGCCTACCCCATGTGGTCTGGTGAAAAGTTCAACGAAGGCCGATCAGAAAATAACAAAGTCGAATTCACTATCAGCCATAAAGATCTTAAAAATGGTCTGTTAGGCGAAGATAAAATATGGCGACATATCGTCACGGTTAAAGATGCTGAAAAACAAGGTTGTGATCTGTTTGATATAGATGAACTGCAAACCGAATACACCAAAGATGATTTTAATAATCTCTTTATGGGTCAGTTTATTGATGACGCGAAAAGCCTGTTTACCTTAAACAAGCTGATGGCCTGCATGGTCAACACCGAGTCGTGGACAGACTACCACCCCGACGCGGCAAAACCGTTTGGAAATCGTCCGGTAGCCATTGGTTATGACCCATCGCGCACCACCGACAATGCGTCATTAGTGATATTGGCTATACCACTCAAACCCGGTGAAAAATGGCGCGTATTAGCCAAATACACCTATAAAGGTGTGAACTTTCAGTTTCAAGCCAACCGAATTAAAGAAATAGTCGACACCCATAATGTTAAGCACGTCGGCATCGATGTCACTGGCATTGGTTACGGCGTGTTTGAACTAGTCGAACAGTTCTTCCCCTTGGCTACACCAATTAATTACAGCGTTCAAACCAAAACTGAACTGGTATTAAAAGCCCTGCACGTTATCGAAAACGATCGTTTTGAATATAGTGCCGGTGATAAAGAAATCACCCAAAGTTTCATGATGATCACAAAAACAATTACTCCAAGCAGTGGGCAAATCACCTATGCAGCTAATCGTTCCAGTGCCACTGGTCATGCCGATGTCGCATGGGGTGTTATGCACGCCTTGAACTATGAAAACATTGCCGAACAACAACAAACCACCGTATCAATTTCATAACTAGGAATAACCATGGCTATTAACCCAGCAACCGGATTCACCACGCAGCCCGAAGCATCAGCATCAGGCGCACACGCTTTTAGTTTCGGCGATCCTGAACCTGTTTTAAACAACAATTTAACCGACTATCTTGGCACGTTTTTGGATATTGGCGGCGAATACTACACCCCGCCCGTTTCATTGTCTGGTCTGGCCGATATTATGACCGCGAACCCACATCACAATAGCATTTTGCACTTTAAGAAAAACATGATCTTGAAATGGTTTGTGCCATCAAAACAAGTCAGTTACAACACCATGCAACGCTTTGCACTTGATTATGTGGTGACAGGCAACTTCTACCCACAATTACTAACAAATGGATTCGGCAAACCGGTTCGTGGTGCATATTTGCCTGCCATTTCTATGCGCCGAGGCAAAAAGCCAGATCAGTTTTTTAAACTCAACAAAGATGGGTCAAAAATTGAATTTAAACCCGGCGAAGTCATTCACATTAAAGAACCTGATATCAAACAAGGCATCTATGGGGTGCCTGAATATCTAGGTGGCATTCAGTCTGTTTTGCTCAGTGAAGAGGCTGGCTTGTTTCGCCGTAAGTATTTCAAAAACGGTAATCACATGGGCTATATTTTTGTAACCAGCAACGCCGGAATAGATACCGACACGGCCAAAATAATTGAGGACAAAGTAAAAGACTCAAAAGGGCCGGGTAATTGGCGTTCCATGTATCTTAATATCCCCAAAACCATATCTAAAGAGCCAGTACAAATTATCCCGGTCGGCGATATCTCATCCAAAGATGAATTTGAAAAAATAAAAAGTGTCACGCTGAGAGAAGTTCTGGCCATGCATCGTACCTATGCCGCATTAACTGGAATCATGCCCGAAAATGCCGGTGGTTTTGGTGACATAACAAAAATCATGCGGGTTTATCACGAACTAGAAATCGAAGCGATGCAACAACCTTTCTTGGAATTAAACGACTATCTCGGCCCCAAAGCCGTGCAGTTTAAAGAGCCAGACTGGAAAAAAGAGGTGAAATCATGAGTGATATTAGAGCATTTAAAGCTGCACTTAATAACTTGGATGCAAGCTGGACCACATTCACCCTTGCACGACTATTCGGTAAAAAGGTGGTGGCAGACGATTCAGGGATGAAGGTCACCATGAAATATTGGAAGGGTAAATTTTATCTAATGGAAGTCACTGGCGGTGCAAAATGAAGCTATTAAAAGCATTTTTAGGTTGCGGTGTCTGTTATTTTGCAGGCTTGTATGGCGGCGCATATATTTCAGCCGGTGGAGATTCATGGCTGCTTATCATGTTTATATGTGGTTCGGTTTATAACGAATATCTTCGAAGCCTAACACTATGGTAAACCGATAAATGCATCAATAAAATTAAAAGTGGCCACATACCGCACTGCAAACAAGGATTTGGAGTATATGGATACTTTGCAGTATGTAACCACCGCAACTAGGTTATGTTTATTTTCAGGTGTTTGTCAATTTTGACACGCACAGTAAGTCCCTATTTTTGCTATAATTAGCCAAACAAAAAAGGACGGATATGAGAGTCGATTGCCCTAACTGTTCAAGTAAAGCTGTTGTTTCTTCGAGCAACAAACTATCAGCCACCGTAAAAGACCTCTATTGCCAGTGCACCAACGTCGAAGGATGCGGAGCAACCTTTGTTCAAACGACCGGATTCACTCGCTGGTTAAACCCACCACAGCAGACAACACAACAACTAGCCGCCGCATTAATAAATAGCCTTCCAGCCGAAGAAAGGCGCGCTTTACAAACCGAGATGTTTGGTTAAACAAGATCCCTCGACGCCGCCACAATATTTTGTTGAGTTCTAAGTAAGCTATATTCAACACATTTTAAAATATGACCCACTTGCTCGCCGGTCACACCTGCCTCTTCATCCATGGCATAAGGCACCATCACGCTCAGACCTTCAATCGCATCAATTCCAACGGTTAAAAAATGAATCTGGCGTTGTAGCTCGGCAATCGCTTCCTCCTTCATCGTCATCCCCTTCAACTTGGCCAAGTAATGTTTTTGGGGATAGGCCCATTTGGCATAAAGTGGACTGTGTAAATTTTGAATGTTCTAGCCTTGTATGCATAACAATAGTTCCTTTATTAATTTTGAAACCATCACTCACACGGTCAAATATGGGTGATGGGGGTACGCGGGTTGACCGACCGGTGGAACCGTTACCGAAAAGACCGGTAGGGACGAATCCCTCCCACGCACACCCACCATAAAACTTGCAGGCACAAAAAAACGCGTTGATACGCGTCTTGCGCATCGGTTATCTTCGGAGCGGTCAAACTCACGGCACTGGATTTTGCCAGTGCATTTACACGTTAATCTTTGCCGTTTTATTTGTCAACACCTCAAATCATGGTTATAGTCGTCCGTCAACAAATATAAATCTGAAGGAACAGAATCAATGAGCAATCTTGTGCCCTGCAAGAAATGCAAAACAAACGTCGCCAAACGCGACAAAACCTGCCCCCAATGTGGCGTTGCTAATCCCGGGCTTACCGCAATCGATAACGCTAAAGGCTGTTTAGCCATGCTTATCTTGTTGCCTATTATTTTCTTCGGGTTCAAATCATGCTTCACTGATAACCGCACTCCGGAAGAAAAGCTGGTAGAAGAAAAAGCCAGATTAGAAGAAAGATGTTCGAATCATGTTTCAGCACTAGCGATGTCCGAAAGATTTGTAAAAAAACAGTTAAAATCACCTAGCACAGCCGAGTTCCCCAATCTTTATACTGACGGTGTAACGGTAGCTTATATAGGCGATTGCACCCATATAGTTTCATCTTATGTTGACTCCCAAAATGGCTTTGGTGCAGTAACTAGAAGCACCTATTCCGCCGAGCTAAAGTCCGATCCAAAAACAGGCGAATATACCCTGCTCGGCATAGACATTAATTAATCCAATGTGTCTTCACGCCTTTTAACCAAGCAAGCGTATAAAACAGCGTTAGAACAAAAATTCCCCACTGCTGCGACTCCCACGTAGTTGCGATCCAAAATGGTTGACCAGCCAAGCCAAATAAACAGGCATATCGCTGTGTTTGTTTGTTCTCTGCTTGAGTAAGAAAGATCGCCACCACTCCTGTGATGGCGATAATGATTTGGATGATCATGCCGCGCTTCTAACCGGCAAACAACACAGCCCATACTGGCTAAACTCAGCAATAAAACCGGCTACATTATTACCAAGATAAGCAAACAACTGATTTCGATCATTGCCTCGTTCCGGCTTGCCTGTTTCTGGATTGATAAAGGCTATCCTGTGATCTAACAAACACACAGCAGAACACACTTCACCGATTGTTGATGACCACCAATTTGTATCTGGAACATTATTAGTTAGCACTATTGCATTCGTAGTTATTCCCATCACAAACATATTAGCCAAGGGATTAACAAAACGTTCGGCATCACCACGACCATAAGGTGGATTCAACCATACATTTCCATGCCACGGTTTATCTAAGCTTGAATTGTCTTTGGTGTAATACTTCTCCGCTTTGACGGTTTGCTGTGCAAGTTCATTAGAAGCCGGATCAACATCAATAGAACCCATCACCTTTCTAGCGGATTCAATATAATTTAAAGGTGTTCCCCATTCGTTATTTGCCATTAGTTACTCCCCCCCCGTAACTAATAATCTTTTCATCTTGCGTTTCATCTCGCGCACTTTCCATTGAACTAAGCAATGATCGACAAAACTGTTGTTCACACAAAAGCAAGCTATACCAAAAGTCCATGCTTCCCAATCCAGATTCGGCATAACGATCATGAAACAAATACATGGCTGCACTAGCTGGTTTATGTGGTTTTAAATTATCAATTTGTCGCACCATTACCTTCCCCTCCTAGCCCAACAAGCATCACAGCGAGTAATAGAAGACTTTCCATTATTTACGTTAGTAATCATCCGAGGTTTAATTTCTGATTCTGGTTTGTACTTTCTGCAACTCATGCAGTATTTTGTTTTTCCGGCTTTCATTTTCCACCCTTCCTTTTGGTTAATAAAATGACCGCTTGCGGCGATCAGTCGGTGGTGTCACAGGGAGGTATCACATAAAGGAGATCCTGCCACCACTGCGAGAGGTTATTAGCCCCACCCCTCGCTGGGGTAATTCAATTAATTCCCATGATTCTTATGAAATCTATATTTTTCTTTGGCAGCATCCACCGCATTCCTTGCATCATTAATTTCAGTAAACCGCCCTAAATTATGATCTTGGCCATTAACGGTAATTCTTGCTCTCCATTTCTTTTTTTGTTTACACCAATAAACACCCGGATGACCGCTGGTGTTATTAGTGCTTTTTTTAGAGTTTTTTCTATTTTCTAAAGCAGAAACTTCTCGTAAATTTTTTATCCGGTTATCTGTTCTGTCGTGGTTTATATGATCAATTTGCTGAAAAGGATCCCGTCCGGTGACGTAGAGCCATGCCAGCCTGTGAGCTAAATAGCTCTTGTTTTGTAATTGAATTAAAATATATCCTCGACCTCCTAAACTTCCAGCAGTCGCACCCTTTCTTACCGTGCCACGACTAACTAGCCATGAAAACTTACCGGTATCTAGGTCATAACTGATAAGTTCCTTTAGTTCTTTTTGATTAATCACTGCCGGCCCCTTACTTTTTAAAAATCCAACACCTGACACTCTTACCCGTTATTTTTGAAGTGACTGGCCCGTTTTCTTTATATTCACGTTTCTTGCTTGTACGCAGTTGACGTCGTAATTCTTTTGCATCAATAGTTGGTAGGTTGTGTTTTGAGTTTTTGCTATGAAAATCTTCTAAATTAACAGCGATTTCATCCTTGGGATTATTTGAGTGATTTAGTTGATCCGTCACCGAAACGAGTGATTTTTCTGAATCAAGCCTGTTATCTAGATAATCAAACTGCCCCCAAAATTGTTGAATAAACTGGCTATCCTCGTTCAAAGACGCTTGACGCTCGACCGCCATTTCTTCAAGTTCAAACAAGGCGGTGTGATGCATGTTTTTGTCTATTTCAGGGCAAATACTCAACAAGCAATCGGCAAACGCCATCACTTTTGCATGGTTTTCGACAATACGTTGCAGCTTGATGTCTTTGTTATTTGATAAGGTCAGGCGGTGTTTTTTTAGTTGTTGTTCAAAGTACTTTAATACTCGATCAGCTTGTCGGGCCGCATGGATAACAAAACCATTGATCTTTTTGATATCCATTGTGTTGAGCCTTACCGATGCTTCGTACCCGGCTGGCGTGTGATGACTGGTTGTAAAGTCCATGTGGCAAATTCGCGTTAATATTGCCTCAGACGCTACCACCGGGACATTTTGAACTATCATCAGTCCAGCCTTAAAACTTGGCTTTTTGGTGCTGTTGTCTTGCGATTTAACACCCGTTACACGGCCAAACTCACCGTCGTATAAATCTTTTTGTTCGTCCCAATTAAAGCGTTTTACATGGCTGTTTTTATCGTCGGTTTCGTTGTCGGTTTCGTTGAATACAATTGGCAAGTTAGAAACTTCGGCCATTTTGCGAGTGCGACCAGCCAGTGTTGATGAATTTGGGTTAAATGATTCGCCCTCTTTGCCGTAAAGTTTCCACATAAAATCGACTAGCGATGATTTACCCGATGCAGCTTCACCAACCAATTCAAAAAATGGATAAGATCGATGTTCTTTTCGGACTTGTTCAGCAAATAAACAACCAAACCACCAAGACAAAGCAACAATGCCTTTCACACCAAACGCGGTTTGAAAGTCAGCTGTCCATTCATGGTTAACTTTTTCTGTTAGCGATTGTTTAATGTCGACCGTTGTTTTTATGCCTTGTTTCCGCAGTTGGAAAAACGATTGATTATTGAGTTTGTGAACCTTGTGTCCTTCAACTGCATAATCGTTAAACACATAGGTTTTGCTGTCTTTGTCATAGCCAACAAAATCAAGTGTTCTGACTTCTTTGGTATTATTTGCCGACCAATCACGATACAACCAATCTAGATCGGCGGTTGAACCTGTAAATTGTGCGCCGGGTATTCGCATTGATGACTTTTTGAAGTCACTGGCAGCACTAATTGATTTATGTGTGAATGCGATTTGGCGTTCTTGGCCACTGCTAGATAAGCGAAAACTGAAAAAATACTGGCCATCTTCACCGTTATCCGGCTGTTGAAAATATAGGTAATCCATTTTAAATGTAGCGATTTGAACAATAGTGCTTGCCCTTGCAAACGCATAAACGCCAGCCTCTTCAAGTTGTTGTGGTGACGCTGCTTTTATGGCTTTTTCTAATTCTTCACTGTTGAAACTTTCAGGGTTTATTTTTAATAGGCCAGCCCAATATGCTGTTTTGGCTGTGGCGTGTTCTGTAGGTTTAACACTGCATGAATAAGTGCGATTGCCAAACGAAAATACAAAATATTTATTATTCTCGTTATGCTCCCAAATCATTTGGGCTTTATCATTTGAATTATTGGCCAGTTCCACTCGCCCTAAATAGCGATATTCATTGATATCTTTTTCGGTCAGTTTTCCGGCTTTATATAAATCATTCCAATCGGCTTTATCTTCTGTTTTGCTGGTTAAAGCGCCGGTAACAGTTTCGCGCATATCACGCAGTTTTTTACTGTGTTTTTCTAGTGCTTGCCGCCCTGCTCGGTCATTATCAACCGCTAATACCCATGTAATGTTTTTGTTTAAATATGGCTTGATTGACGTGCTAGGGAATGTGCCTGACGACATAATGGCCACAGCTTTAACGCCGCTTAAATTAAGTGCTATTGCATCTAATATGCCTTCACATAAATAAACGTCGTCACCTTCATCTATTTGCAATGTAGGTGGTTGCCACCACAAACCTTTAAATGAACCTTTAAAGTTTTTGTTTCGGCTTTCTTTGTCACCATCTTGATCAGTGATAATCACATCATCAATCAACCTTTCCCACATGATCTGTTTTGCTTCGTCCAGATAAAACCGCACCGTGGCGGTGTTTTTGCTGGCATTGTTACGGCTAAAATGACCTTGTTCATACCAACCCTTAATATCAGCAGGGTTAAAACCACGAATCAACGACAAATAAGCATCAGCGGTTGCGTTGGGGTTTTGTTCGGTGGGCTTATATCGTTCGTTTAGTTTCTCGAATAATTCAGGAAAAATGGCGCGGGTTTTATCTTCATAACCGCAGTTAGTTTTTCGATTACATTCAACATGGCCCGGTGATGCCAGCCATGTCCATAATGTTTTCTTTGAACATTCAGGACAACGACCGCGAAGATATTGGCCTTGTTCAATCATTTCAAAAGTGGCGGTGAGCTTTTTAACAATTTGAGCGTTTAGATCAGTGTTTTGCATTGGTTTCATCCTTGAAGTCACTCTCAAGATGGAACCTGATTTCAGTAACCGCACAAGGTGCCCGGCTACCACTAACGGAGTCAATGCGTACTGATGCTTTGCTACCGGTTAATACTTTAGAGGCAAGAAGATTGGCACCGATAAAAGTGATTTTATCCCCCGGCCCGAACTTCCTTCCCAAATCTAACCGTGTGTCGCTTATCTTTTTACCCGACATGATTTGGTCAATATGTTTTTGTGGTGCATATAGATCGTGATTCACGTTCTCTCCTTAATTAGTCCGGCCAATTTCAGCAAACCGCATCGCGTCTTTGACGCTAAACATCACGGTTGCATTAAAGGTTTCTTTTAATTTGGCAAAGTCAGGGTCGTTTTGGATTAAATTGGCTTGTTGTGGATCAAGCATTTTCAGTCCGCGCCATAACGTTTGTCGCTGGTGTTCTGTGAGCTTGCTTATTAATACTGTTGGCTTTGCTGGCACCCATTTGACACGGGGATACAAAACCGCTTGCACGGATAAGTCGCTCACTGGTTAAGCGTGTAAACGTTGTGCTAGCTGGGTAACTGTTTCTTTGATTTGAAGGTGACTAAAACCATCTTCTTTAAAATCACGCAGCAAGGCTGTAACGTGATCAATTAGTCGTTGAACATCATGTGGAGGGTATGCGCTTTTGTTCTCTTCTATAAGCTCCATAGCCACTTGTGATAACTCGCTATCCAATCCCTGTGATCCTGATAATTGCTTTCCCATTTCTAGTCCCTTTATTAAGTTATGAATATTGACGTGCTGTTCTAACAATTCGACTTGTTGTTCGTGCTGTTCTTATTGGTCGCGGTGAACGCGGACCTCGCATATCTAAATGACCAAATGTGACGTTTGCCAACAAAGCAAAAACTGCAAATCTCTGAATGACGGTGTTCGGTTTAAGGTGTTTTATTTCCACCATATTCAAAGAAACGGCCGTCGCAACAATGTCGGCGTGGTTGTGACAATCAAGCTTTGAAGCGATGCTTTCAACATGGCGGTTAATCGTGCTGAGTTCTCGATATACCTTAGACTTGGCAATCTCCACCCGGCTACACCCCTCACATAAATATCGAAGCACCACCGCTTCTTTTTTAGTGAGTGGATAAGGATTAACAACTTTAGCTTTTAGCTTTTTCATTTTTGGGGTTTTAAACCAATATTCAGGCGTTGTGGTTTAGTAGAAAATAACCACATGCTGAAAATTAATTACGCAACCAGTTCCTTGCCAACGACTTCGAAGCCGTATAGCTCCGTTAATCCTTTGGCAAAAACAAGGCTATATATATCAGTTGGGTCTAGGTTTTCTTTGGCGGCAATATTTTCAATCGCCTCTTTAACTGAATGCCCAAACCTAAAGGCGATAACGGCTTTAGCTGGTTTTCTGTTGTTTTTCTTCATTCCTGATTCCATGTCGTACTCCTGTTATACTTTCGTTTACAAAAGAGATAAAAAACTATGTCAGAAACAATAACGCCCAAAAAAGGGTTAGGCAAGCAAAAAGTGGGTGAAATTTACCGATTGCAATTATTAATGTCGGAATTAGACCTAAAACCTGAGAATATTCAATCAGATACAGGTGTGGCCGCAAGAACGATAACTCACTCACTTTATGAGGGAAAACCGCTCGGCAACAAACTTTTGCGCGCATTACACGAAAAATATGGTGTTTCAGTTGATTGGCTTTTATTTGGTGTTGGAACCATGTTTGTACAAAAAACGGGTGAAATTTATGATCCTGCCGCCGGATCGGGAGGGTTAATTCAAGATTTCAAAATGAAACGAGTTATTACATTCCTGCATGAGTGGGCGACCTATGCCGACGAAGATGAAAAAACATGGCTAGAAATGCAGATCAAAATGAACTTGCCAGCGTACAAGCAGTATTTGGAAAACAACTAATGAATGCCCCCCTTATTCCTGACTTTCAATGTATGGACACCAGAACACTTAACGATCAATGGATGGCGTTAGCCAAAACACTGGAATTGTCGTTAATGGAATCAGGGGCGACACCGGGATTGGATTACACCATCTTAGATTTATATAAATTGACTCAACCTTTAATAGTTGAACAAGTAAAAACAGGTGAATTAAAAATCTAGACGGTCGGAGGCATAAAGGGAAAACCGTAATTCGCGTAACCGAATTTAGTATTTTTTTGTAAACAACGACACACCAACAGATTCGAGGCTGTTTTTTATAAATCATTACCGTAACTTTTTTGTAATTTGGCGTAACCACTAATTTTACAAATCAAGCGGAAAGACAGACATAGCAAGGGGTAAACGCAGTTACACTTAGTGATCTAAAAGTGTAATTGTTTTGTAACCGACAACCGTAACCCGATTACACTAAAGTTACGCAAAAGTTACAGTATGAAAAAGCCGAAAAACACACCTACCCTATTGTTATATATAAATAATTTTTTATATATATTTAATGGTTACGGTAATTACGCTTTCCCCGCCATGCCCCCAACCGGCTGGGAAACCCAAGGCCTACAACCATCAATTATCGCTCAAAAGGTTTTTA